AAGCGTATGAAAACGTAGATAAGAAAACTCGATAACAACAAAAGCAAGGATTTGGGAATGTTAATGCACCAAAATGGATTCCGATGGTCCAAACAATGACCTTTTTGGGTGTTTTCCGACCCAAATCATTGCTTTTGTTGTTATCGAGTTTTCTTATCTACGATTTTCATGCCACTTTCGACCGAGTCGGACGGTTTGTTACGCATTAGCTTCTTCGTTTGGTAGTCATAATCTTTTTGTAAATCATAGAGACGCATTTTCATGAATCATCCTCCACTCGACTAGTTCGACGATTGGTCGTGGTGTTGCGATTTACCCGGCCCTACGACCCTACCAACAGACTGCACCACGCGAAACACGCCACACGCCCATGGTTACCGTCCACACACAACGTTTGACGAGCGTGAGTGCGTCGTCCTAAAAATGATTTAAACGCGCCTTCACACACCATCGATTATGGACACGACCATATCGGGTGATAACATGCACTCTTCGCTGAAAGTCGGCGTGCTCGATGCGCCTTCGTGTCCAAATATGCCGTGCACGGCGGGCCGCTTCTCGAACGAGCAAAAGGCGGCTGCGCACTCCATCCTCGACCATTACACGAACGGCACCAACTGGGTCATCTTGCTCGCCCAGATGCAGTCGGGCAAGACCGACACCTACATGCTGGTGGCGTTCGAGCTCCTGCGACGGAACATGGTCCAGCGGGTCGTCATCATGGCGGGGTTTCAGGACAAGGAGCTCGTCGAGCAGCTGCGCGACATCACGCCGTCGCTGGCCATGTATGCGCAGTACATGGAGCATGACCTGCGCATGCCGCACGAGGCGCGGGCGCAGACGGTGAGCGCTTTCCGGAAGCGCTTCCACATCCTGTGCGGGGCCGACTTGCACAACACCTCGCTGCGGGCGACGTCGGACGTGCTGTTCATCTGGGACGAGTCGCACTACGCGCAGAACACCAACAACCGACCGTTCCACTTCCTGCAGTCGGTCGGCGTCTCCGCGGACGGCGAGACGCGCGAGGGTCGACGGTTTCTCTCCGTGTCGGCGACGCCGTTCTCCGAGGTGTGCGACGCCATTCACGAGAAGCAGCCCAAGCAGATTGTCCGGATGGAGCCGGGCGACGGCTACGTCAGCGTCGGGTTCTTGTACCGCAACGGCAACCTCCGTCCGGTGGAGCATTGGGTCAAGGACCTGACGACCCAACTGCAGTTGCAGCGGGCCAACCCGACGCCCAGCTACTCGATCGTGCGGATCCGTGGCGACAAGGAGATTGCGAGGGCCGTTGAGATTGCCGTTTCGTCGGGGTTGGACTACGAGATATACGACGCGCAGCACAAACAAGAGACGCGGCGGACGAGCGACTCGACGAAAATGCAATCATTCATGGCGCTCGCCGCGCGGCCTGTTCGGCACAAGGTGGTGTTCATCCGCGGGATGTTGCGCATGGGCAAGCGGATTCCCAAAGACCACATATCGTTTGTGATGGAAACGTCCACTCTCGCCAAGACCGACGTCTTGCTGCAGGGGCTCATCGGCCGGATGTGCGGCTATCACTCCAACGCCGACGTGCGGGTCTTCGTGAGCCCCCACCTGTTTCGCCGAGGCAACGACGGGCTCAACGAGGTCGAGCGGTACATCCAGATGATGGACAGCACGCGCCGTGTTGCGCTCGTGCCGCGCCGCGCGACCAACCTCGCAGGGGTGTACGGCGCCAAGTCGAAGAAAGACGCGAGTGCGCGCTGGTATTACACGCACCCGATTGTTCTGCCCCCCGCGCGCCGCCACCGCGACGACGACGAAGCGGCAGACCCGGACCACGAGCTCTACGCGAAGGAGCGCCTCATCGCGCGCTTCAAGACCGCGTTGCCCGGTGGCCCAGACAGCATCCTCCACAATTCGAACGGCATCGAGCAAATGACGGAGCTACTCGAGCAAATCCGAACGCTCCCGTCCGAGAGCTGGAACATCCACCACCTGACCAAGCCGAGCGGTGCGGTCAACTCGACCTACGCCGACATTCCCATGCTGATGCAGTGCGCGTTGGAACGCAGCGCCGCACTCACGGTCCCGGCGGGCTGCGGCTTTGGCACGAACGACCACGCCATCCTGAACGTGTGGTCGTTCAACACGCACCAGTTCGCCCGGATGGGATTCCCTAAAGGCACGCTGGTGCTGCACGGTCGCACGCGGACGACGAGCGACGCCGAGCGTGTGCAGATGGAAATCGCACGGAACATCCCGAGCACCACCAAGTCGGAGGTGTTTACACGCGACGTCCAGCGTCGCCGTGCACCCGCGCCCACCGCCACCACCCCCAGGTGCGACTTTACGGTCGATGGCCGCGGGCCGTGCACACCTGCGATTGTCATCGGTGACAAAGTGCACCGACCAGACGATGTGTCGGCGGACGACCCATGGAACAACCCCGAGTCGATGCGTCGGTACTTGGACCGTCTCGTCGGCCTGTCCCGCACGGGCAGTGCGCCCACCGCCGTGACTTCGAGCGTGCCCGGCAGCGCCGATCCAACCGGCATCGTTCTGGACGCCGCCGTGTTGTTGCAACTCGACAAGAACGGGGACATCTTTCACTACATCAAGGCCAAATACAACCAGCGACTGCACATTTGCAAGCAACGAGGTCGGCAGCCACAGCATCTCCGGGGCACCGGCAAGGTACGCATCCAGAAAATCGAGTGGAAGAGCCTGTGACCATGCACAACCCGGTACGTGCGCCCCGTCCCACTCGCTAAGTGAGTCGCCAGTGAGTCGCCGAGTCGCCAGTGAGTCGCCAGTGAGTCGCCAGTGAGTCGCCAGTGAGTCGCCACCGACGCATCACGCCCCATCTTGTGAGTTCCATGCGGTATCGATGTGCGTCTTCAACTCACCAGATGATGGTCACTGAGATCCACTACTCTAACTCGCAGCACTCTGCGCCACTAAATTCGACACGAATATGATCATTCACGAGATGATGGTTTGCTGCTTCAAAATATGATGCTGTCATCTAAAAGCATCGTGCCATGTCACAGGCCGTGCGTGCAATGAGCATTCCAATAGGATCTACAATCCGAAAGATGCGTCGGCATGATTTACAAAGCGATGTGTCCATCGAAATTACCACGATGATGATATCATGATGTGAACCCGAACCCTTAGGGTGTGCGCGAGACCGTGTGGTTGCGTCAAGCTCACCAAATGTATAACCTTAACACGTAAAACCCATAATGATGACAGCATCACTGTGTGAGTTAGACATACACATGCTCATTCTGTAATCATCTTGTGACGTGTTGGTTTTGCTGTTGGGCTACTAACCATTGAAAAGTGCTTCGAAAATTCGGATTTCATCTTTTGTTCCTCCTTCCAAAATCTTCGTTTGGGGAGCATAATTTTCGATTGACTTTTCAATTGTAAGTGGCCCAAATTCAGTACAAAAGATAGTAGCAACATGTGCATGCTATCATAATTTTGTGATTCGGTCAGCCGTCGGCAACTAGTCCCCTTTTTTTCGACAATCTCCATTTTGAACATTTCGACAAATTTATCCCTCCCAAACGAAGATTTTGGAAGGATGAACAAAAGAGGAAATCTGGATTTTCGAAGCACTTTTCAAGGGCGTGAGTACTCGGTTTGGGATACTAACCAATGAAAAGTCAGTCGAAAAGTAGGATTTCATCATTTGTTCATCCTTCCAAAATCTTCGTTTGGGGAGCATAAAATTCCAAAATCTTCTTTTGGGAGGGGCAAAAATGGAGATTGTCGAAAAAAAGGGGACTAGTTGCCGACGGCTGGATTCGGTTGAGTTTGTCTGACGTTTGTCTGAAACGTCGGCATGCCATCATCTTACGACTCGTGTGAGTTCTACTGACAAATCGGTCTTTCACCCGGCTGGCACGCACGCCACTTTAACACGTAAAACCCATAATGATGACAGCATCACTGTGTGTGGGTTAGACATACACATCATCTGTCGACTGTGGCTAGCAACTCTGGACGAAACAACGTCGCTAGATGGCAACGTAGACCGACGTGCGTCTTATAGTAAGCGGGCTCAAGCGCCCAATCGGTCGAAACCACCGTGGAATCGGTAGTATCCTCCACTATCCTCGGTAGTGCGATGGAAAGGCACCTCAGTCGATCCCGAAGCAAGTTGGTGTTACGCGAACGCTGTAGTGGAAGGCTGCGTGGGCGTGGGCATGGAGCGTCGCATCGCAGTCCCATGCGATAGTTTCGAAGAACCCCTCGTAACGTGAAATCGCGACACACCAGGTAGGCCTCGTGCGCCGCGATTCGCTCGTGTTTCGACCATCGCAGCATATCCGCGAGTAACAGTGGGAAGTGCGACGTAGGGTGTCCAGACGCACGGGCGATCCGCTCGTAACGTCTCTTGTTCGTGCACGCGAACCGTCGCTGACATCTCGACGCAAAGCGTGCGACGAGCTCCGTGTTGCGTTCGGTGTCTGGAATGTACGCTGTAAATGCTGCCGTCCCCACCCATCCGATGAGCCGTATTATCTCGATGATGTTGGTGAACATGGCCACACGTGCGTGGTAGGCATACAGCACGGCACCGAGCTCCCACATGTCGCTCTCGTCGTCGGCGACGCGACTCGGGTCGACCATCATGCACGGCGAGTGATACACGCAGTCGGGATGGCGGGTGCGTGCGCCCGCCCAGGCCGATAAATGCAACTGAAAGGCCCCATCGCCGACGATGCGGATGTCGTCGACCGCCATCCTGTGTAGGACCACTCGGTGTGAATGGGCATGCGCGACCGCGGCAATGATGCCGTATACGCCCGGAAGGGCGTTGAAGTGGCCACTCGACCGTCGGCCGGTCGTCATTGGATTCGTCGCTGGTTCGGTGGATTCACACGCCCACAACGTCGATGAAGTTGTGCTCATCGTGTGTAACAATGACAGGTCGTCGAGGAGGTGGCACTTGAGCACAGTCGTTTGCTTCCCAACTCCATGCCACATCAAACTGGCGGTTCGGTTCGGTTCCCAATTCAGATGATGAAACATCCATTCAGTCGTTCTACTACAATGCGTTTTATCTCAAATCATTTTGTTCAACAAGCAGTCAAGCCACCGCACACGCTTAAAGCATTTTTGTGCTCCCCAAACGAAGATTTTGGAATGCGGAACAAAAGATGAAATGCGGATGTTCGATGCACTTTTAAAGGTAGTGAGTACTCTATTTGGGCCACTAACCATTGAAAAGTGCATCGAACATCCGCATTTCATCTTTTGTTCCACCTTCCAAAATCTTCGTTTGGGGAGCATAATTTTACCCCTCCCAAACGAAGATTTTGGACGGCCGGACGAACTTTTTGTAGACCTTTCAGAATGCGTTTTCGAAGCACTTTTCAATGGTGTGAGTACCTGATTTGGGCTACGAAACGTTGAAAAGTGCTTCGAAAACGCATTCTGAAAGGTCTACAAAAGGTTCGTCCGGCCTTCCAAAATCTTCGTTTGGGGAGCATAAATTTTAACTATTGAGATGTAAGATGCTCATAGTGATAGAATTGATGGCGTGTCGCACGCCCCTTTAACACGACTGGCACGCACGCCCCTTTAACACGACTGGCACGCACGCCCCTTTAACACGACTGGCACGCACGCCCCTTTAACACGACTCGATCGTAACGACGCGACATGCATACTTTACACCTTTGGACATTGAAAACGCCCATTTAAAGCAGCTATATTTAAAAATAGATTCGAATGGTTTCATGAGTGACTAGAAACCAAAACCAAAATATACTCCTCCCAAACGAAGATTTTGGACGTCCGGACGAGTTTTTTGTAGACCTTTCAGAATGCGTTTTCGAAGCACTTTTCAAGGGTGTGAGTACCTCATTTGGGCTACGAAACGTTGAAAAGTGCTTCGAAAACGCATTCTGAAAGGTCTACAAAAGGTTCGTCCGGCCTTCCAAAATCTTCGTTTGGGGAGCATAAAATATTGGCTGATACATTATTACTTAATGGTATAACCATTGTATAGTATACAAGGCTCCGTAACGATAAAATGTATGCTCCCCAAACGAAGATTTTGGAAGGCCGAACAAACATCTCAGAACGCGTTTTCGAAGCACTTTTCAACGTTTTGTCGCCCAAATCCTGTACTCACACCCTTTAAAAGTGCTTCGAAAATGCGTTCTGAAATGTTTGTTCAGCCTTCCAAAATCTTCGTTTGGGAGGGGTAAAATGGCTAAAAAGTCGAAAGGCGAATTCAAAGAGTTTCGGCATCACGACAAGTCGGCTTACACGACGATCAAAATCCCACTCCGGAGTCTTTTACACAACCGTAAAAACGTCCAACCGGTCATAAACCACTCGCACACATCTTTAGCACGACTCGCTCGCACACCCCTTTAACACGACTCGCTCGCACACCCCTTTAACACGACTCGCTCGCACACCCCTTTAACACGACTCGCTCGCACAACTCTTTAACACGACTCGATCGCACACCCCTTTAACACGACTCGATCGCACGTCCCGACAACAAATGCCATGTGTTTCTATCGAAACAATCATCATGCTGTCATCATCTTGTAACCTCGATTGGAAAATCGTCATGCTTGTGACCTCGACTGACACATCGTCATCCTATCACAAATCGGTCATCATTGAGATGTCGACTAACGGCATGACCATGTGGCAGTCGCATGGCGATATGAGGGATGGTCGAACTCGAAAAGATTGCAGGCCCAGCTGAAACCTTTCAGAATACGCTATCTAAGCACTTTTCAAGGGAGCGAGTACTCTATTTTGGCTACGAATCGTTCAAAAGTGCTTAGAAAGCGTATTCTGAATTTTAATCATCCCAAACGAAGATGCTGGAAGGATGAACACAAGATGAAATCCGGATTTCGAAGGAAGCACTTTTCAAGGGCGTGAGTACTCGATTTGGGCTACGAACCATTGGGAAGGTCGACCCAACATTTCTTCCCGGGAAACGTATTCTGAAACGTTGGTTCGGCCTTCCCAAATCTTCGTTTGGGGAGCATAAATTTGCACGGATAAACCTTTCAGCGTGCGTCTTCGTAGCACTTTCAAGGGTATGAGTACATGGAAAATGTACGTCCGATTATGACGGTCCGAAACAAACGCAAGTACTCACCCACGTTTGTTAACGTTTTCGAAAGACCAAGTAACGACGACATGAGCGTCGCAACCACCGACGGACCGATCTGCGCCATTTGCTACGACGTGGGCGACACGCCTCCGATGCATGCAGGCTGTGCGTGTCGTGGGGACCACAACGGGCATCTTCGGCACGTCCACTGCGTTGCGCTCGAGATTACGACGCACCTGCGCCTGCGAGGCGAGACACACGTCGGAAAGGACGAAACCGAACGGGATGCGTGGAGGGAATGTCGCATATGCAAGCAGGCCTTCACCGGCGAATTTGCACTCGCACTCGGACGAGAGCACGTTCGGATGAGCACGGACGACCCCTACGCACACACGTCTGCACGAATCCACTACGCATCCGTCCTGCTCGAGAACAAGCGGTACGCCGAGAGCGAGGTCGTGCTGCGCCAAGTCCGCTCCGAGGCGCTCACGGAGGTCGTTCGACGCAACGTCGAGTCGCATCTGGCGGGTTGCATGTGCCAAACGGGTCGATACTCGGAGGCCGAGCCGATTCAGCGCCGTTTGCTCGATTGGTCGCGAGCGTATCACGGCGACGACGCCCCGAATACTCTGGCAGCGGCCAACAACCTGTCCATGAGCCTGTTCTACCTGCAGCGACACGACGAGTCGATCGCGCTGCTGCGCTTGGTCTACGACTCGGCGGTCCGGACGCACGGCCCGGTGCACGGGCACACGCTGAGCGTCGGCGTCAATCTCGGGAAGTTTTTGCTGCTGTGCCGGCGATTCGCCGACGCCGAACCGATTCTGCGCACGGCCTACGGGCGCGCCAAAACGGTGTTCGGCGGCGGCAGTCAGACCGCGCTGCGCATCTTGCGCGAGTGGAACGCGTCTCTGGCCTGGCAAGGGCGGTCGCACGACGCTGAGGTGAACCTGCGCATCGCATGGGATGGTCTCGCCCAACTGCCGGACGACGCTGCAGCGCACTCCGAGTTGATGGATGCCTACGCGGAGCTCGTGGAGGCGCTGTGCAGTCAGCGGCGCTTCGCCGAGTGCGCGCGGCTGCTCGCATCCATCACGTTCCGCTCCGAGCAACAGCCGGCCATTGCCGAGATGACGGCTCGCATGCACCGCTTGGCATTGGCGTCGCTCAAAGTCGGAGTGGCGGTTACGGTCGGTGGTCTGACGTCGGCGCCGCACTACAACGGCGCGAGCGGGCGCATCGTCCAGCACACACCAACCAACCGCTTTGTTGTTCGGCTCAGAGACCACGATGCGACCATTAGCGTGCGGTTGGAGTGCCTATCATTGGGCTGAGTCGGCGATGGACACCGTCGAACGCGCGACTATTGGGCCAGTTACACACCGCTCCTTGTTCGGGGGCATGACGTTCCATCCCTATAGAGCACAGTCGTCGACCGTTTGTCGACGAAATCTCTATTTCAGAGATTTCGTCAAGATTTAGAAACACAGTTCGTGGTTGGTTAGGTTAGACCTCTTGTTCAAAGTATTCGTTTGGCGAACATTCGGGCCTCGGTTGAAAGTGGTATGAGAGCGTTATGCGCCCAAACGAAGATTTGGGAAGGATTGACAAAAGATGAAATCCAGATTTTCGATATACTTTTCAATGGTTCGTCGCCCAAATCGAGTACTCACGCCCTTGAAAAGGGCTTCCTTCGAAATCCGGATTTCATCTTTTGTCAATCCATCCCAAATGAAGATTTGGGATGGATAAACGTAGATAAGAACAGTCGATAACAACAAAAGCAAGTACAAAGCAAGTATTTGGGAACGTAATGGACCATTAGAGTCGAGTTTGGGGCAATAACATTCCCAAATCCTTGCTCTTATTGTTATCGATTGTTCTTATCGACATTTTCATACGTTTTTTACCCGAGGCCCGAAAGTGCGACGTTTCTGCTCGCCACAATGGCGGAACGTCGAAAATATGCGGATAAGGCCCTTTGTGAGAACGTTTCATACCGCCAGATACTCTCTATCTGGGCTAAAAGTGATGCTGGGCTAAAAGTGATGGTCCAAACTCGTCGTTTGCCATCAAAATAAGGCCCTAGGCTCCCAAACGACGAATTATGGCAGGAAGAACAAGAGATGAAATGCCATCTTGTGCTTTGGGCATACGTCAGCCCTCGCACGTGGCGCACACGCCGCATGGACGGCGACCTGTCGAACGGTTAACAAGTTTGATAATCGATAGATAAATGACCGGACGTGCATTATTTGACGCTTTTAGTAAGAAAGTGGGCAAAGACACGACGCCAAACTCCTTCCCATCCTTACCCGTGTCCATGTTTGCGATTTCGCCGCATCCCGATGACTACCGCGAACTGCGGTGTCTGATTACGGAGCGCGAACTTTCGCCAGGCGAGAATGTGCTCACGTGCTCATCGGAATTCACCGACGCGGGAGTCGACGCGACCCCCAACAATGTAACGCTCACGCTACGCGCCGATGGGACGTTCTCGAACGAGGAACACAAGGTCGCCGTGTGGCTCAGCAAGGCCCGATTCACCGACGTATGCAACTGCGATTTGCAACAAACCTACCGACCGGGGGGCGACAAAGATGTCTCATGCAACGTTGCTCAGACGACCGGTACCAGCGACCCGAGCTTCATATTATCCAAAATCGGCGAGGAGGATATCAAGCTGCTTTCGTCGATCAGGGCGTCGGACGCCGAGCACTTGTACCGGCTATACACGAACGAGGGAAACATGTGTCGGCTCATCGACCACCGTGGGTATGTTACCTGCATCATGGATTCGAACGAGACGGCGAATCGCCATCAGGGGACGTACTTCAAGGTGGTCCCGCGGTAGAGCCATGGAGTGCGTGGTCGCTTGACTCGCTTCAAGACTCGCTTCAAGACTCGCTTCAAGACTCGCTTCAAGACTCGCTTCAAGACTCGCTTCAAGACTCGCTTCAAGACTCGCTTCAAGACTCGCTTCAAGACTCGCTTCAAGACTCGCTTGTATCCGATGCGTGCGGAAAAAAACCGTACACTAAAATGCCGACTTTACACCGACGCAGTCGAATGACGTCGCGGACGATGATGCCACGTGGCAATCGGATGTTCACCGGAGGTGCCGAGATATCCGATGTGATTCAGACATCGAATCAGCACAGGGCGCCGGCGTACAAGGTATCGTTCCAGATCCGCAATGACATCGGCGTCGACGAGTTGTTCGAAGACGTCGGGGTGTATGCCAACGTGTGCGTGCGAGACGGCACGGGCGGTCTTATTTACCAGTCCAAGACAACGGTCGTCGAAGTCGACCAAGGAGCATCCGTGGTGGAGTATTACATCGTTGCGTCGGATATCGAAGAGTACATGTCTGAGCTCGCCGTCTATCTGAATGAGCTCGATTATTACATCGGCGAAACGAATCGAGTCGAGATCGTCGACGGGGGCCACATCCCACCCGACCGACGGCACATTCCGTCGACGAGATTCGGAGGTGCCCATGGTTATTGAAAAATCGCGCAAAAGTTTGCTCGGCACATGGTGAATCGCGTTCAGTCGTCGTTTGGGTGCAATAAATCATAGGTGACCTATCGGTCATCTTGTGATAATATCATGCTATCGTCATCTTGTTATGTTCACCTACTTCGAAATGTAGCGAACAAAAAGTCGCACTTTCAGCCCTCGGAGAGAAAACACGAATAATTGGAATAAGAAGCGTCGTGAAAAGTAGATCGTGAAAAGTAGATAACGCAAAGATAACGTCCTACGCAACTATTTCGGGTAGAAATAACACTAAACTAACGTTCTTGTGCTTAGTTTGGTATCTATTTGTGAATTTAAGAATAGATACCTCGGTCGTTATCTTTGCGTTATCTACTTTTCACGACGCTTCTTATTCCAATTATTCGTGTTTTCTCTCCGAGGGCTGAAAGTGCGACTTTTTGTTCGCTACAATGGGCAGGATTCGCCGAGCGAGGGGCACGAACCGAATGGATGCAAATCGGGGAGGTCGCTTTGTCAAATATTGACTGCAGAGTGATCGCAGACTCGATGGGTACGCAACTAGGAAGCGTAACGATGGTCCTATATACACCCGTGTCGACTGAAGACCCGTTCAATTGCAAGTTTGTGCAATGAAAACTCGTGATGATGCGGCTGGTTATAATGGGAGAGCCCAGTCTCACCAGTAGAATGTCGGACGAGTTATTCTCCGAAACCACCGACATCAACCGAACCATGTCGTTCGAATGCACAGGAACGGCATAGTTACCTTCCGCATCTGTAATCAAGGTCGCATCATCTACTGGCATGTCAGACGAAGACGAAACGACTGGACTAGGCGACTGGTCTGAACGAGCGTCGCCCGCTACAGCGAAAGTTGCGTCTTTTGGTATCACGAATTCATTCCGAGTTGTAATGTGAGCTCTGAGGGCTTTATGAGTAGATGGTGCTACAATCCTGTAATCACCATTTTCAGCGGTCTCGTCCGCTTTTACACGCGTATCATCGAGCCACTTTAGACATATTGTAAAGTCCATGGTCTCGTCTTCGAGACAATCACCCCTAGAAGTACTCATTGTTAATTAATGTCATGTCATTTAACACACTGTGCTACTCAGCAGTCGGCAACTCATTACTAGAGTCATTAGCGTTTTGGACAAACCTGTTTGTCCAAAACGGGGTGACTCCCAGGTGAGTTGCTGACGGCTGGTGCTACTAGAGCGGCCAAGTGACAATCGCACAAATCATGCTTCGGTATCGGTAAGTAGGCTAGACTGATGATGATGTAGGCACGCATTCGCCGTTTTTGGTGCGATGTTTTGTAAAGATCACGATATTGGCTACAAAAACATCGCATGCAGGCGACGAAAACTCGCCCTCTTTCCATGAACATCTATCTATAGAAACACCGTCAAACGAGCGTATGAGCGACACTACGGAACCCGGTGCTATACCCAGAGACACTACTGGACCCTGCCCGTTTTGACAAACCTGCCTTTTCACGATTTTCCCAAAACTGTGAACCACTAATCGTGGTTGAAATATTTGGGAAAATCTATCCATCCCAAACGAAGATTTTGGACGGTCGGACGAACGTTTCAGAATGCTTTTTCGAAGCACTTTTCAAGGGCGTGAGTACTCGATTTGGGCTACAAATCGTTGAAAAGTGCTTCGAAAAAGCATTCTGAAACGTTCGTCCGACCGTCCAAAATCTTCGTTTGGGGAGCATAAAATCGTGAAAAGGCAGGTTTGTGTGTCAAAAACGGGGTGAGTTGCCGACGGCTGCGTGTGGCAATTTTTTTACTTGACAATGACAAACTCCAGATTCTTTCGGAGGATATCGAGGTCGGGGTCGTTTTCAAAGGGCACCTCGAATGACGCGCTCGAATGTATCCCATTCATTAGGTCAATCAACTCGGCGTTCAGGTATTCGACGACCTGATTGAGCAATCGGGCGGCATCGGGATCGATCGGGACATCCGTTCGAATGTCAAACACACGTGGCCGGTTCGCCTCCGCATTCATTTGGGCGACGTTCCTCGTGACGTCTTTGGCGAGCGCACTGGGCAGAATGGCGCTAAACGCGGTCTCTACGTGGTGCACCGTCACGGTCGGTTGCTTCTCCATCCGCTGATACAAGCCCGCGTATTCGACAACGAGCGCGATGAGCAGATGATTGAACCGGTCCAGTTGCTCGACCAGACTGAGACTTGCGCCTTGGTTGTCGATTGGCAGGCTATCTCGGATTTGGATGTACGCGTCCAAAAACGACACGGCGGTCGTCGACGCATGAAACGCCACCCGAGGGCGACGTAGCACTGCCTTTGTGTTCATGAGTCTCATCGCGACATGTACGTCCTTCG